GACTGCCTTCTTAACGCTCGTGATGGTCGCCATGCTGGCCTCCTTCTCTCTCTGTTGTGTGTGTCCTGCGCCCCCGCCTGGCATGGCCCGGTCGCCCCGGAGGAAGGCTTCCGGCAGACGGAGACGCAGGACTCGCGTCCGCTTCCCTTACTGCGCCTCGCTACGCCATGCCGCGTGCGAGGTCCCTACGATCAAGCGCCGTTGCTCGTCTCGATCACCAGCAGCGTCCCGTCGTAGCCGGTGGCCGCGACCTTCGCCCCGCCTTCCCACCGCAGCGTTTCCGTCATCGCCCCATCACCACCGATCGGTGCGTCCACCCCCATCAGCTTGATCCGGGGGACGAACACGCTGATGTACGCCTGCGGTACCGATCCCGGCTCCTTCATCAGAACGTGCAGTTCCAACTCCGTCTCGTTGATGTAGCGGGACAGGTTGGTCAGCGACTCGCGGAGCACCGTGATCGTGCCCGAGATTCGCGCATCGTTGTCGAACACGTCCGGCGTGGTCGTGCTCCCGATCACCGGCAGCGTCGCCGCGTTGATCTCGAGGTTCAGCTCGAACGCGGTCGCTACGGCGATATCCGACCCACCGAACGCGATGTTCGCGTCCGCGAAAACCAGCGGCTGCGACGTGTACTGCGTCGGGCTGACGTAGTACGGGCTCGCGGCGGTAGCGAGCGCCGTGGAGCTCATGCCCATCACCCCGAACTCGACATCCGCCATCCCGTTTGGTGAGCCCCGGAGCCTCATGCTCGTGAACCGGCAACCGCCGAACACCTCGGACAGCGTGATGTCGGAGTTGTGCTCTTGGACGTAGAAGGTCCGGCGGGTCGCGGTCGAACCGTTGACCAGCTTCTTGCCGCGGGTCATGGTGAACGTGGTGTCCGCGGTCGTGGTCGCCGTGAACACGCTGGTGCCAAGCATGGTGATCGTATGCGTAGCGACCGCACCGACCCGGGCGTTGATGTTGTTGTTCGCAGCCGAGCCAGCCACCGACCCGGTGATCCTGAACACGTCACCCACCCGGATCCCGGCCTGGAGGAAGCCCGAGCCGGTCGAGGTGTTGGTGGCTGTGATGGTGTTCGTGCCGAAGGTGATCGAAGCGAGCGAGGCGGTCGCGCCCGTGATCACCAGCGTGCTCGCGGTCGAGCGCATGACGGCTTGGAAGATCGTGTCGAACGAACCCACGCTCATCTCGCCAGAGTAGGAGCCGTCCACCATCTGGCTCCCGTGCCGCACGATCGAGGTGAGCAGATCGCTCCGCGACTCGGCCGAGCGGATCCCCTCCTTCCGCAGTCCAAGGCCGGCCGACGGCGTGATCCGCAGCTGTTCCGCGCTACCCGTACCGGGCGCGGTGTTCTGGGTGGCCTCGACCTTGAATGCAACGATTACGTTCTTCCCGAGCTGGGGCACGATGGCCTCCCGTGGTTAGATGGTGTTGGCGACGCGGATTTCGAGCGGGAACGTCACCGGCACCGTCGCGTAGCCGGGCTGGAGATTCAGGAGTTGCCCCCGGTACGGGCCGGTATCCGTGCGGACTCGTGCGACCTCCGACCCGAACGAGATCGCGGTGCGCGGCGTGAACAACTCGAGCAGCGCGTCGGCATAGCGGACGGCGGCACCGACCCCCACGTCCTCGGGGGTGTGGATGCGGAGCGAGTAGAGCGGCCTGAGCTCGAGCAGCCCCAATGGGCCGACGGTCATCTGTCGGGACGGGCCAGGGATGTACTGCTCCTCCAGCCAAGGCGTCCCGGTCGTGGGCTCGAAGGCGATGTTCTCCCAAGCGCACCGCGAAGGCAGCCCAACGGTCAGCGTCCGACCGGAGGCCGAAGTCTCGGTCGTAAGCGCGGTGTCCGTGGTCAACGTCGAAGCCGTCACGCCAGTCACGACACACGGCGTGGACGACGCGAACCCGGAGGGCGTCACCTCCATGCCAACCGAGAACCCATCGGTGATGAACGACCCGGAGGCGCGGGTGAACGCATAGCCCGAGGCTCCGAGGTTGACGCCCGAGCAGGACGCGACACTCAGGGTCGCCAACCGCGCACGCAGCGCGAGCATGAGCGAAAGCGTGTCAATCATTGACGGCCTCCGCGGTCGCGCTCTCGAGGATCCTGTCCCACCCTGCGATCGTGAGCTTGAGCGAGTGCGGACCGCCCACCTTCGATCGGAACTGCATGGGACGGGGCGTCACAGTCTTGCCGTTCGCAGTCGTGTAGGGCTGCTGCTGGCCCTCCTCGATCGCCTCGGCGTACTCGACGTTGGTGGCGATCTGAGCGAGCAGGGCTTCCTTGAACGCCGGGGTCCACGACCCCACAAGGTTGCCGGTATCGACCGGCTGGCCCGGTGCCCCGGTGAGCGGTGAGCCCTCGGTCAGAGACGTGTGGACCTTGGCGACAGAGCCGGCGAACACGTCCTTCCCGCGCTGTGCGACCAGGGTGCGGAACCCGTTCAGGTCAGAAGCGAAGCCCATAGTCATCGCTCCACGATTAGGCGGGCCTGGATCGTGACCCCATCGGGGGCGAGCGGCAGCACGTCGCGCACGGTGTAGGTCGCACTCGCCCACACCAGCGTATCCCCAACCTGCGGTGTGTCCCCGTAGGTGTCGGGCACGAACAACAGCGTCGGGGCCTCAGACTCGACCAGCCCAAGGGCGCGGTAGCGGTTGGCGTCGCCACGCACCCGGATCGCGGTCCCGACGATCGTGGTCGTGGCGGTGGTCGAACTGTCGGTCAGCTCGTCATAGGTCTGGGTCGTGCGGGTCAGCGTGACGGCCATTAGACGCCCGCTCCTCGCACGGCCCGCAAAGCGGCGGCGTGCTCGCGTGCGTAGGAGGCTTCCTCGGCGGCCTTGACCATCCGATAGGCCGCGGCGTGCTCGCGTGCGTACTTGCCGGTTACCGCAGTCGCGGCGGTGGGCACAGACACTCGAGCGGTGACGGTCGCACGACCCGTTACCGTCGCTCCGAACGCGCGCACGACATTGATCGCGGCCGTAGTCGTGGCGACCCCGTCGGCCTGAGCGGCGCAGGAACGGACCGTGCGGATGCTGGCCGATGCGGTGGCAGCTCCCGCGGCGGTCGCGGTGCGCGGCACCAGCTTGGCGATCGAAGCCGTGACGGTCGCCGCACCCGCAGCCGTAGCGGTGATGCTGCGGATCCTGAACACCGAGGCGCTTACGACAGCAGCGCCAGCCGCCGTAGCGGTCAGGGTGCGGGTGGTCCCGCCCCCACTTGCCGAGACGGAAGCCACACCCGCAGCAGACACCGGGCCGAGCGCCCTGCGGGTGCTGATCGAGGCAGACGCAGTACCAGCTCCCGCCGCCGTAGTGGTCCCCATACCACGCTGCACGCTGTCGGTCGCGGACACCGTGGCCCGACCAGCGGCTGTAGCAGTCCCAAGCGTGCGGATCGTGCGCCCAGAAGCCGAAGTGGTCGCCACACCAGCCGCGCTCACCCCACCCATCACCCGGATCACCCTGACCGACGCAGACACCGTGGCCGCGCACGCAGCCGTTCCCGTCAACTGGTAGGTGGACCCACCCGCCGACGTGTACTCGTCTGCGCCGATGTCCCAGGTGCCAGAACGCGTCGCCGCGTCGAAGTCGTCGGTGAACGTGCCCGACAGGTCGGTGCCCGAGTCCTTCCACGCGGTGTCGCTGGACGCGAGGTGCCAGTTGCCACCCGCGCTGTCCACGAACGTCGGCGTCACGCTGTTCTTGGAATTGCTACCCGGCGCATCCGACGCCACGTCAGAAGCGTTGTAATCAGACGAGGCGTTGAACGACCCGTTGAACCCGTCCGCGCTACCGAGCCCGTTCGAGTAGTAGCCGTTATTCTTCGCCAGCACCCCGGTCCCGCCGGAGTAGAACCCGCCGACGCAGTTGACCGCCGTATTGTTGAACAGGTTCACCGTCGCGCCCGACCCGTTGGTTGAGTCGAACGCCCGCATCGACGTGCGGTTGTAGTCGATGATGAAGTTGTTGCGGATATGGTAGGTCGGGTCCGAATCCGCGATGACGATTCCCTTCGATCCGTCCGCGTTCCCCACCCCGAACGAGCCGAGGATTGTGCAGCCCTTCACGGTGATCGTCCCGCCGGACAGCGTGATAATGAAGATCGCGCCGTCGTTGGGAGAGCTACCCGAGTCTTTAAGCGCCTTAACCTGGATGCGCTCGACCACCGTGTACTCGTCGGAGATAATCATCTCCGCATCGGTACCGGACGCGGGCTCCAGCCGGTAGGCGGTGCTCGTGTTGTACGGGACCTGGGCCTCCGCTCCGCTCGCCGGCTTGATCCACATATACCGGGTCGCGTCGGTGGTCGAACCGTCGATCGTGACGCGGGTCGTGTCGGATCCCACGTAGCACTCGGCTACCTGGACTTGATCGAGCGAGACGAGGTTGCCCTGCTTCGCGGCCTCCCACGCCGAAAGCGAGGAGTAGTCGCCGCCCCCTCCGGGCTTGATCGTGCTGGTTACGGTGGTCGCCATTACTTCTTCACCGGGTCAGCGTCGAGCGCGTTGGGCAGCGGCTTCCGCACGCTATTGCGCTGCTCTGTGCGCTGGAGCCGGTTCGACCAGAGCGCGGGCTTGAGGTCGGCCCACGTCACATCACCGTCAGGCGCGACCGTGAGGGCTCCGCGCTTCTCTAGCGCCTCCAGCGCAGCCGGGGGGAGACTGTCGATCTGGAGCACCCAATCCCGACGCCGGTACGGCCGGATGCTGCGCGGGATCTGGACCGTCTCCGCGCCCTTCGTGAATGGCACCGTGTCGCCCTTGAGCCAGAAGCTCGCGGGCTGGTAGTAGTCGGCCGGGTACTGGGGTGCTACGAACTGCTCGGCTTCCGCGACAGACACGCCAGGGAGCCGCAGGACGTAGAAGTCCGGCGGCCCCTCCATGCGGCCCCAGGGGTGCCCGTCCGGCATGACCACGACGGGCATCCCACGGCGGTAGCGCATCCGATCACGCGACGGCTCTGCGTGCGGATCCGCGTCCCGTGCCATCACAAGCAGCTCGGCCACGAGCGGGCCTTAGTCCTCGGTGACGACGAGGTTGCCGGCCGGGAACGTCGCCTGGTCACCCACGTTCAACGACGTGTCGGTCACGGTCGCCCAGTACAGCAGGTTGCCCGATCCGAACGTGGCGGTATCGATGATCCCCCAACCCACGACGGTGATCGTCGCGCCGCCCGCGACCGTAGCGAACGAGATCGCGCTAGAGTTGACCGTGCGGCCGGCAGTCGTCACGCCAGCGGTCACGAACGTAGACGCGACCCGCGTATAGCCGGAGGTCGCCTGCGTCACCTCGGTGCCCGCGCTCGAGTCCGAGGGCAGCACCGTGAACAGGCAGCTGTAGACCGTAGCGGGCTGCGTGTACGTGGTGTTACGGAGGACGTGGTCGAGAAGCTTGTTCTCGAGATAGTCAGTCTTGCTGCCCATAGAAATCCTCTGGGGTCGTCCCCGGTGGCAGGATCCGCATTACTTCATCGAGGAAGGCGTCGTCCTTCGTCATTAGCGCGTTCGGGAGCGTGTCACCGAACAGCCGGATGGCTCCGTTGCTCGCACGCACGCGACGCACGAGATCGACCGCGCCGAGCAGCATATCCGGGCGAGTGCGCCACACTCGGCCGTCGATCTCCCCCTGCATCATCAGCGGGTTGCCGTATGCCTCATGTGGCCCGTCCCCGTTGGCATGAACGAGATCACCGGCCCCGAAAGCGCAGTCCGCTCCGTAGACGCCGACCCGCGAAAACCCCATCCAGCCCGCGAGCCCGATCACACGCGAGACGACCGTGGCACCAGAAGCGACCATGAAGGCCGGGGGCCACTCCTCGCAGTAGTGGTGCATCTCGCCGTCGAAGCCGACGCAGTTGTGGAAGAACACAACACGCCGGCCGTGGGCACGCAGATGGGCGACCAACGCGGGGTCGCACGTAGAAGCGACGAGGTACGTCACGTCCGGCGCTGATCCCCACTCGCGCAGCAGTCCTGGCGTCTGGTCGATCCCAACCGCGGCGTCTACCTTGGCCCCCGCTTCCACGAGGTAGGGCAGCGCGCTATTGCACGCCCACACCCGGTCGTAGCCGTCGAGCGTGGCGCCCCTGAGACTCGGGCCAGCGCCGCAGAGCGCGAGGGATTGGCCCGCGAACTCCATCGGCCTGACCATCTCGGGCAGCGCAGCAGCGAGGTTCGCCAGCGCGAACGACGCGAGTCTGTCGGTGACCGGGTTGTGCAGCTCGATCGGCATGAGCACGCCGACCATCAGCCCCTCTGCACGCGCATCGTGGACCCGGCACCCTCGAGCAGCCCGTCGAGCAGCCGTAGCACACTCGGGTAGCGGGCCAACCCGCTCGGCCTGCCATACTGCACATATTCCGTCGTCAGCACGTCGATCGTCTTGGACTGGACCTCGGTTTCAGGGTCCAGCGCCGCGACATCGGTCGTGCCTGCCTTGATGAACTGGAACGCGAGTTCACACGTCGCGTCCTTCACCCGCTGCGGAACAATCGTGTTGTCGTAGTAGTCGTGGGTCGGGGAGTCCGGGTTGATCGCCCAGTCCCTAGGCCATGACAGCGCCTGGGTGGACGTGGCCCGCTTCCCGCACCACAACAGGTAGGTCAGCACCCGCGTGCCCTCTGCCAGCGCGCGGTTCTTGTCGTCGTCGGTGGCGTCGTCCCACGTTGAGACGTTCAGGCGCGACTCCGTATAGGAGTTCGCCTCCGCGAGCGTGGCGTAACTGTTCGCGCTCGCGCCTCCGGCCGTAGCGTCGATCGTGATAGCCATTGGGTGGGTTCGGGTTATGGGGTGAGGGCCGAAGCCCCCACCCCATTCCCGCTCCTCGCCTGGTTATCCGAGGATCTTGCAGCCCAGCTCGGGCCGGTACACGTTCGACCCGTAGAGCACGTCGTAGGACAGCGTTTCCTGCTTGTACTGCCGAGAGAGCTCGAGCCGGAGCGCGATCCCCGAGATCGGATCGGTCGGCGCCTGGACGATGTTGCCCGCCATGAACACCGCCGTGAGCGGGCGGGAGGCGAAGGCCCAGCACTCACGGTGGAACGAGAGGTTCGCCGTGTAGGCCGTCCCCACGACCGCGAGCGTGGTCCCGAGCGAAGCAGCCGCGCGGAGCGGCGGGTAGATCGTGATGTCCACGCCGACCGTGGCCGACGCGACCGCCGAGGCCGTCACGACGTACTGGTTCAGGGTGTCGGTCCCGAGCTGGAACACGTCACCGACCTTGATCGAGCCGGAGGCCGTCGCGTTCAGGATGTGCAGGGTCGAGCCGCCCGCGACACCCGTGGTGGTCGAGACGGTAAACCCGGTGACCCACCCGGTGCCCGGGGTGTGCGTCGCGGTCGTGATGTTCTGGTCCACGAACCAGTCGAACCCGAGCACCCGCCCGATCACGCCCTCGGTCAGCCCCGTGGTGTTGCCACGCTGGTCGGCCTGGAGCACGACGCTGTTCTGCTTGAAGTAGAACTCGGCCAGCGGGTTGATCACCGCGCGCCGGTCCTCGCTCGGAGCGAGGTTACTGTGCAGCACGAGCGCCGCCGAGGCGACGGCTGAGATCGAGCTATTGAACGGCGTGGTGCCGGCCGACCCGGCCCACCCGAACAGCCGCTTGTGCTTGCCCATGATGTACTGATCGACGTTGTTCGCCAGCGACTTGATCGCCTCCGTGGACTGCATCGCCACGTAGGCCATGTCGATCGAGGCCGCATCCGAGTCCGAGATGTTGATCGGAGCCTCGTACCATTGGTCGAGGGTGACCGCGGCCGAGGTCGGAGAGAAGTCCACGTTCGAGGCGTAGGCGACCGCCGGGGTCACCGCACGGGCCGCGATCGCGGACGGGATCGGGATGTTCACCACGTTGCCCTTCTGCTGGGCAAGGCTCTGGTAGTCCCGGTTGACGAGCTGCGCCATGACGGCGCGCTCACGAAGCGCCTGCACGCCACCCGCGAGGATGGTCGGCAGGATGTTGGTAAGGGTGTTCGCCATATTGGGCGTGCTCCTCTGTTAGAGCGCACCCAAAGCACAAGGCCGGGTGCGTGACTGTGAGAACCAATCACACGCCCGGCCTTGCCGGTTCGACCGTCTCGCTCGCGCCTCGCGCGGCTCCCGCGTCCAGCCTAACTAGACGCTGCGGTCTACGTAGTTTTTTACCACTACACCAAAATACTACGTTCGGTGTTTGTTCGCCACGCCGGTTTAGCTGGCGATCTTCACCGACCCGTCACGCACGCCCGCGAGGTTGGCGAGGAACGCCTTGCCGTCGGCGGGAATGGTGCCCGGGGCCAGCGGAGCCCCGCTCTTTTGCGCCCCCCCGCCCGTCGAGCCGGTGCCGCGGAACGCGAGCGCGTAGTCCTTCGAGCCGCGCATCTCGTCCATCAACTCGGACAGCGTCATCGGGGCAGACCCGGCACCCTTGCCGATCCGCACGTTCCCGTTGCCGTCCACGATCCGGGCGTGGAACTGGCCGTCCTGCTCGATCACCTGCATCTGCCGGCGTACGTGGGGCAGCAGCAGGCTCGGGGCGTCGGTGTGCGCGGCGAGCTCGCGGGTCGCCTCCGCGTCGATCAAGTAGGACTCGAGCGCGGAGCGGAGACGCTTGGCCTCCGTGTCGCGCGTCTCGATCTCGGCCGAGTACTTCTTGATCAACTGCTCCTCCATCGCCTTCCAGTTGCCCTGACCCTCGAGCTTCTCGCGCTCGGCCTTCTCGGCGGCGGCCTTGAGGCTCTTGAACTCCTCGGGGTCCACGCCCTCGAGCGACTTGAGCTGCGCGTTGAGCTTCTTCTGGGCAGCGAGCAGTTCGTCGTTCTTCGCCTTGATCCCCGCAAGCTGCGCCTCGACCTCCTCCTGCGTGTACGTCCTCGGCTCGTCGGCCATGTTCTACTTCTCCTGTTGGGGTGCTTCCTTGGGGTAGATCGCCACGCCTTCCTTCATAGCGTGTAGGCGCTTCTCGAACGCCACCGGGTCGCCCACGTTAGGGGCGTAGCTGTAGACGCCATCGGGTGAGATCCGCGGGGCCGACATGATCGGTCGCGCCCGTAGGCCGCACTCGTGACAGGTTGCAGGACGGGATCGGGCCGCGTACTTCCTGAACTCCTCGGATACGTGGCCGTGCTCGCATTGGTACTCGTAGATCGGGCTCATACGGGGAGGTTCGCCAGGTTGCCTTCGGAGTCTTGGAAGTTCGGCATCCACGTGTAGTCGTGCGGGTCCACCGCGACCGTCTCGTACCGCAGGATCTTGCCCTTCTGGTCCGTCACTCGACGGGTCACCGTCTTGGCGTTCAGGATCGCGTTCGGCAGCGTATCCCCGACCAACTCGATCCGGTCGCCTGCCTTCTGGACCAGCCGTGCTAACCATTGCGCGCTGATCGCCATGTCCGGCTTGGTCAACCAGGTCCGACCGTCGATCTCGCCGCGGAGCGTGATCGGGGTCGCGTCGGACGCCAGAGCCGAACCACCGTCCGCGTGCATGACGGTTTTGTTCTTGAGCCATTCGATGTAGGCCGGGTCACCTGGGGCAGCGTTAGGGATCGCGCCCTCGTACTGGAGCGCGCAGTCCGCGCCGAGCACGTAGATTTTCTCGTAACCCATGAACTGTGCGATGTCGATCGCACGGGTCACCGAGTTGAGCCC